AACCAGTACCGGCAGGGATCGCGCCAATACCAAAGCTATACAGCAGGCGCACGTTGCCGCCGTTGATAGAGCCAGTGGTTGTAGAAGTGGCTGTTTGAGGGGCATTGATAGTAAATGTATCAGCGGTTGGAACACTTTGAACAATATAATTGCCGTAAAGTGTTATACCTCCAACCGTAGTAGATACAAGCACCGGATAGGTGCTTCCTACGGCATAACCGTGATTTGTCAGCGTCACCGTTACGGTATTGGACGTATTCGTGGTGGCAAAGGACGCGACGGTCGTGGTGGTGGAGGTAGAGGTGGCCGCAAGCGGGTTGCCAAGAGCATCTAGCGCAATGATCTGATAGGTTGTCGAACCCTGCAAAATACAGGGGTACAGGCCGAACAGGACCAGCCCGCCAACAGCCATGTGGGTTTCAATATAGACCGTATCGTAAGACGTAATACCGGTGGTGGTAGCGTCCGTGATCGTCACGACCGAACTGCCGCTGGTGGTGGAGGCGGCGGGCGTGATGTTGTCGGTAGTGGAACGGGGCGTAATAACGGATTGGGTGCCGTTAGTGATTACACTAAGCTGAGATTGTGTAGAACTAACAATATTTTGCGTTCCAACGGCTAAATGAGACACCGAATTGGTATCTTCCCAAGCCCATAATGCACGGGGAATTGCCGCGATGGTGTTAGGGTAAAACTTGGCCCAGCCGCCCAGCTTCTGTACCAAAGCGCCCAGCTTGGGGTCAGGAATAAACCTAACAAGATTCGTGGTCGAAATACCCGCCTCGTTTAAGGCTGGAGTTTCGTTTTGATTTACGCCGGGTAGGATTTTGACCGAAGCGTGTGGCACTGGTTACGTCCTAACAGGTGTTGCGGGCGGTGCAGGAGACTTGGAAGACCAAGCCGACGCTTCAAACTTCTTGCGGTATTCTTCAACCGTAGCACCGCGCAGAAGTGCCTGATACTGGCCCTCGTAGCTTTGGGCCATGGCAGGATCATCACTCATGCGGCCAAAGTTACGCTGGTAGGCGCTGATGTAAATCATGCTTGCCAAAATAAGCAGATCGGGAAGATATGTGCTGATAAATGTCGTGCCAGTGGCAGCGTTAGTTGCAGTCGCCTGATTATACAAAGTCGGCATACGAATCGTGCCGGTAACGGTTACTGGGTAGTTGCCGCTGGAATAGGGTCCAAAAATGATGTTGTTGTAGGTGTTGCCGCCTGTAGCCAGATCGCCGCCGTACATGGCAAAATACTGGGGCACGCCGGTCGAAGTCGAATTGCCCCAGACGTTTTGAAGGAACTCTTTTGTGGCCGGTAACAGAGGGGTATTCACGCCACTGTTGTTCACCGAAATGGTTTCTATGGTCACAAAGTCATTGACTGAGATTTGCAGGATATTGGACCCGCTGGTCAGGGTGTAGGTATTGCTAGTTTCCAGCGGCAAAAGGTCCAGATCCCGCTGAATACGCAATTCGGCGTAGTTCAGCATCTGAGGGATAATGGCATTAAAGGCTGCGTCTACGCCCTGAACCACGCCATTAACCGTCTGGGTATTGACGACGGCCATAGTCGCAATTTGGGTGACATAGCCGTTATAGGTCAGTGGGGTGGTGTTTGGGGTAGACATTACGCGGCTTCCTCTTCCTTATCCTGCCCCGTTACGAAGCGCAGATTGGCCCGTAAGCGCAGGTCGTCCGGGGAGCATTGAACAGCCAATTCGGCCTGTTCAATAGCTACATCCTTCAGCCCCATGTGCCACGCGGCAATGCTGGCGAGATCATGGGGCAAATGCCCCCAAACCTCTGGATCGCAAGTATATACTAATTCACGATTTTTTATAGCCAGCGCCCGCATACAGGCCGCATAACATTCCGGCCACAGGGACTGCTGGTACATCATCATGGCAAGATTGCACCACGGTTCGCGGGTATAGGGGGCTTCGATAGCCGCCATTTGGAACCACTTTTCAGCCTCACCGACATTACCTAACTCACTAAAACATTTGCCCAAAATCCGCATGGCGTAGCAGCGTTCGTTGGGCCAAGTGGCCCCCGGAAGGTCCAAATACCGCTTGCAGGCGTCGATGGCGTCCTGCCACCGGCTGTAGAACGACAGTTCGCGGGCATAGTAGAAGGCATTTCTGGGACAGTGGGGATCTTCCTTCACCGATACCGCCAGAAGGTCCAGATACTGGCCCCGGCTTTTGGTTGGGTCCGGGTGGTGGCTGACCAGCAGCATGTCGGTATCAGCCCAGACTTCTACTGTCCGGGGATCAGGCTTGGGATACTCATGGCACGGGTGATGCCACATGTACCCTTTGCGGTGATGGATCTTTTCGTACTTGTACCGGATGCCGCAGCCCCAGTCGAAGTAGTAACGCAGGCGGGTCGTATCCGGTTGCCAGACGCGCTCGATTTCTTCGCGCCAGCCCGGTTCCATCATTTCGTCTAGATCAAGCGAGATGCATACGTCCACATCAGGCGGCACAAGCGCCAAAGCGGCGTTGCGAGCCAGATCAAAGCGCCAAGGAGAGATAAAAATGCTATGAACAATACAGCCAGCATTTTTAGCGGCGGCAACAGTACCGTCCGTACTACCGGTATCAGCAATGAATACATAATCGGCCTCTTTAGCAGATGCAGCAAAGCGTTCGACGAACGCCTCTTCGTTTTTGCTGATCGCATATACGCATATTTTCAGTTTCTTTTCCATATCTGCATATTTCCCAAATAGTTTAGTGAATAGGTTACGTTCGTTTTTAAGGTAGTTATTGTCTATTTTACGGATGTCTTCGGACCAAATCGTGTCCCACATATGGACACTATAAGAACTATTCAGACGTGCCAAGTCATTGTCGTCATTGCCAAATATGAATTTGTCCATAAATCCGAAGGGAATGAACGCCTCAACTTCTTGCAGGGAAAAAACGCTGGAATCTTGGCAATACATCTGAAACGGCAGAACTACGGCATGATTGGCCCATATGCTGGAATTGATAGCTGCCGGAATCTGCGTCAGCCATTTGCTTACAAAAGAATTGTTCTTTTCGGCCAAAATGACCCCGTTAGCTACGGAAGCGATTTTGACCGGATCCGTACTATGCAAGCCGATTTGATCGTCGATGTAGCGGTCTGCCCCCATGACGCAGGCGTTGCCCATAAGGGGCGTCAAGGGCTTCAAAAGCAGGATGTCAGTGTCTAGATATATACCGCCATGCTCTAGAAGCTTCTGTAGCCGCACAACGTCCGACTGGTACTGCGGGTAGTCCAAGCTGACACTGCCAATTTCCGTAGGCGGGTCAATCTGTACCATCGTGACGTATGGCTTGATCGCCTCCCAGTGCTGGTTATTGGTTGGCTCGGCATTATAATAAAAATAGTAATGGTCAGGCTTCTGAACCTGCGCGGCAATTTTTACCGCCAAATAGTTCAAAAACCCGAAGTCGCGGGACTTCGGGCCTGTGAACCACATCATATGTATTATGTTTGGAATCATGTCGCGGCGGGCTTCTCCACCTGCGGCGCGGCCTGCTTCTGGATTTCGGCGATTACCGGGGCAACCTGCACATACGGGGCATTGCCCAGCGCCTGAAGGATGATGTTGATCTGGTCGATGGTAAGGTCGAGAGTCATTAGGCGCTCCAAGGAAGCGGAAGTGTTTCCGCGTTAAGTTGATTGTCTAGATAAGCCTGCGTGTCGGCTTCAGGCGTCACGGCCCATACCCAACCCAGCACCTGCTCCTGTGTCAAGTCGGCGTATGGGGTGTAGGGGTCACCGGCAACGTAAGTCACGCTAATCGTACCGCTCAGACCTGCTGAGGCGGGCGGAGTGGCGTCATTCTTTGCCGAGCAAGTCCAGTTGACCTGAAATACCACATTCGTCTCGCCTTCAAATTGGGGGTATGACGGGATGCTATTGATCGTCCATGTGTATGTGTTGGTCATTTACGCCTCCAGTCTTTCAACACGAAAAATCAATTCCTGAAAAGCCTTCACCAACAGCGGCACATAATCAGCCAAAGCCAGTTCGTTTTCACCGTGCGCGGCATAGGGCCAATACTTTTCTGCGTCTTCACGGAAAAGAAAGGCACGGCGCACGTCTTCAGGGTCAGTCTTGTAGCGTCCGATTTCAGCCGCGTGCGCTTTGACACGTTCCAGCGCGTCGGTGATAGGCGCAAAATCGGTTTTCAATTCGCGGCGCGAAAGGGCGGACCAAGATGTTGCTGCGTTGATGAGTGACACACCACCAGAACCGCCCGACACTACATTATAAGTTGAACCCGAGACAGTGTTTTGGAAAATGCTTGCGCCGTCAGTCGTCAATGTTCCCAGCGTGGAACCGGACCATTTAAATGTCGCGTAAGTCGAGCTCGTTCCAGAAAAAGTAAGGGCAGGGGCAGTAAGCGTTCCTGTCAGCGTCGGACTGGCAGACAGCACCATGCTGCCGGTGCCGGTGACGCTGTTGGACAGGGTGACGCCGCCGTAGATCAAGGCGTTGGAAAGTTGCAACCTGCCGCTGGTGTCGAAGCGGGCGACTTCGGCGTTGCTGATGGCGAAGTAGATGGGCTGGACTGCTGATGTTGCAATCGTCGTACCGCCCGCGCCTGTGCAAGTGATAAGGCAACCGTCTTGGCGGAAAATACCGCTGGTTGTGAAAGACGCGCCATTATGGCGAAACACCGAAAAATTAGTGCCGTTTGAAATTTGCAAATCTGATGTGGCCGTTGTTCCGGCGTTGCTATTTAAAAGCTTTGCAGTCGCGTTACCAGCAAGGTTCTGCGTAATATCCAGCACGTTGCTCGGCGTCATGCCGATGCCGAGATAGCCGTTGGTGCCGAAGCGGGCGACTTCGGCGTTGTTGATGCCGAAGTAGATGGGCTGGGCTGGCTGGGTGACAATAGAAATGCCGCCAGCGCCAGTGCCGTAAATTAGCGTACCGTCAGCACGGAACGCGCCGGACGTAGTGTAAGATGCGCCGTTCTGCCGAAGGACGGCTATGCTTGTTCCGTTGTTTACCTTCAAGTCGGCTGTTGCCGCAGTACCGGCACTGCTATTGAGAATGCTGACCGCGCTAGTCGCGTTCTGCGTCTGCGTGATATCCAGCACGTTGCTCGGCGTCATGCCGATGCCGAGCCTGCCGCTGGAGTCGAGCCGCATACCTTCGGTGGTGCCATAAAAGAACGATATGCCGTTGCCGTAATTGCCACCAGCTTGTCCGATAGACCAACGCTGGGTGCCGTTATCAAACCCGGTGACGTTGGAATAGCTGGCAGTTGTAGTGTTTAGTTGGCAATACGCACCGCTGTTTGAAACATAGAGCGGAACGCCAGCAGGAGGAGTGCCGCCGATGCCGAGACCGTCAGTGGTAATGCGGGCTTTTTCGATGTTGTTGATGGCGAAGTAGATGGGTTGAACCGCATTAGCTGAAATGGTCACGCCACCTGCGCCAACGCTTTCTAGCAGCAAGCCGTCTTGGCGATAAACGCCAGTGCTGGTGAAGCCAGACCCCCATGTAATCAACCGGCCAGACGTTGCGGACACGGAATTACCGAGATAAACGCGCGAGGATGCAGCGGCACCGGTACTGGCGTTTAGCAAGGATATGTTGCTCGCCGTATTCTGCGTCTGCGTAATATCCAGCACGTTGACCGGCGTCATGCCGATGCCGAGGCCGGATGAATTTATGCGAGCAACTTCGGTGCCGCTAGTGGCAAAAGTGTGCAACAATCCGTTATAATTTAACTGCTTATAAGCGGACCCAGTGCGGTCATAGCTAATAACGTTACCAATGTTGCTTGCATAACTAATTTCTATGCCAGCCCCAGATGCTGGGGTTACCTGTGCTACAGAACGGATTGTACCGGAAACATCGCATGTGGCGACTGGCGCAATGCCCACGCCCAGCAACGTCCCGACAACAGCCGCCTTCTGGCAGCTTATGCCGCCCGCCGTGATGATCGAGCCGGTACTGGCCGAGGTCGCGTCGGTAGTTAGGGTAGAGGACACACCACCAGCAGCCGTAAGCAGGCCACTTAGGGCCGTCGTTCCAGTCACAGCCAGAGCATTAGAGCCGATGGTTGCGCCGCCAAGGGCGAGAGACGCTGCCTTCGCC